CTGATCGTTCTCAACGTAGCCGCGTTGCAGCGCCTCGATCTGCCGGCCGTCCAGCATCCGCATCCCGCCGCCGAGGTAGGCACGGAAAGCATCCTTGTACTCGGCGTTGACCGTGACCGCGTCCGTCTGCGGATCGCCGGTGGGTGCGCCCATCGTCTGGGGCGGCACGTCGCCACCCATCGGGGGAGGCTCGGCCGCCGGCTGGTCGAAGTACGCCAGCCCGGTATCGACCCGGCGCGCCCGCTCGGCCCGCGCCTTCAGCTCGTCGGACTCATTGAGCAGCGCCTCGATCTGATTCTCTCTCTCCTGCGTGAAGTCGTCGCCCTGATTCTCGTCCATCAGGCCCTTGGCCTGGTGGAGGAGCTCGCGGGCCTTCTCCATCAACTGCTTCCAGTTCATCTCTGTCCTCCTACAAAGTCTCTACAAAAACGAGTTGAGTTCCATCAGTTGGAGATCCAACCGCCGTTGTAGTAGCGCCCGGCTCGCAGTAAGTGCCCGTTCCTCGGGCGGCTTGGCTGCATCCAGTAGCGCCTCCAGCGCGACGATGGCCTCCTGCATCTCCTGGATCGCGTCTTCGACGATGCCGATATTCCGGGCTGAGAGCACCCGGCCCTCCTTCAGCAACGCGGCGTTGGTCGCCCAGGCCGATGCGTAACGCTCGACCTCCCCCAGCCAGGTATCGCCCGCTCCGGGGGCCTGTAGCTGGATCAGGTCGGTCACAAACGATTCCAGACCCACCGGTCGGGTGGGGCTGGCCTTGCTCACGATCATCTCGATCAGCGCCTCGACGGCGGCCGCTTTGTCCCGGTCCCAGGGCGCGGTCCGCTCCAACCGCTCGTAGTAGCGGCCAAGGTGCTTCTTCGCGCCCTCGACGTCGCCGTCGTCGAACTCGCGGACCGGCGCGCGCCCACCCTGGAGCGCCACCGCCGCTGCGAATATCCCGCGCGGCATGGCGGTCAGCTCGCCGTCCACGACGTCGGCGATGAGGAGCTTGTAGCTGCCCTGCCGCTCCGGGTCGTCGTCGTCCCACAGCACGTGCGCCGCCTTGAACTTCTCCCAGTCGAGCTCATCCCCCCCGGCCCACTCCTTCACCCGTGCCAGCGCGGCGTCGTGGTCCCAGGCTTCCTCCTCGTCGCCGAGGGGTAGGTCCTGATACGGGACGACCTTCTTCACGTCGGAGGTGACCGCGCCCTGATTCATCGCCAACGTGACGAGTGCATACTCAATCAACTTGATCTCGCGCAAGTTGCGAATGGGTGGATCAGCTTCCTCCTCCCAATCGTGTTTGATCGGGTAATAGCCGATGCTCCACTCGTTGAGCACGCCGTCCTGCAGGAGCGTGTACGCATCTTGACCACGCGCGGTCATCGAGAGCTTGGTCACCACCCGCAGGCCTCCCATCGCGTCGGGCGCTCGGGCCAGCACCTGCTCAGGCAGATCGGCCCGCCCGACCTCTCCCATCTCCAGCGGGCGGCCGATGGGCTCCCAGATGTCGTGTTGCCAGGTGGCCCGAATGCGATCCGCGCCACCGGGGCCATTCTCGTTGATCGTCTTGACGAACGCGCCCGGGTGGACGATGTCGCCTCCACTGTCCACGTTGCCAAAGACGCTGACGATGTGCTCGACCACGCCCTCGGCGGGCTGGCTGATGAGTTCCGCAAATCGTTTCAGGTATCTCATCGCGCTTACTCCCCGTAGTAGACGGTCACCGTGACGACGGTGCCCGAGATCGTCTCGCCCGCGTTCAGCGTGAGCCGGTCGCTGACCAACAGCGGCTCGTAGGCCGAGAGGCCCGTCCCGCTGGAATTCGTGTACTCGGCAGCCGGGTAGTACCAGGTATCGGTACACCAATCGGTGAGCTGGAGCACCGTCAGCGAGGGCGAGGCCTGGGTCAGGGTGATGTCGGTCGTGGTCGAGATAGTGCTGGCGTAGTCGAGATGGACGGCGTAGAGGTGACCGCGCGGGACGCCATCAGTGTCGCCGGTGGCCTGCACCGCGCCGGCGGTCCCGGTGCCTTGCACGGTGAACGACTCTACCCGCTGCCAACCGTAGTTATCGGAACTGCGCGGAACCGGCGCGATGTCGGCCTCAGTCGCATCGTCGTACACGGCCTGTCCGACCAGCCCGCCGATCACCACGGCAACGAGGATCACCATCGCGGCGACGATGACATTTTCCAAATCCTTCTGAATCTTCATACTGTCCCCCTGTAGTACGCCCGGAACGCGAGCGCGTCTTTGTCTGCCAGCATCTTGCCCGCCTTCGCTCCGGCCAGGCGATTGAACGCCATCTTGAGCTGGAGCCAGCGCTTGGCCAGCGCCAGCGCCCGCAGCGGATCAGCGCCGCGATCGAGGAACTGGCGGAAGCGCAGGCCCAGGAGGCCCGCGCCGGTGGGACGGGTCAGGTTGCTCCAGTTCTGCCCGGCCCCGCCGACCACGTAACGCGCACCGGCGTCGAGCAGCGCCTCGAGCATCGGTGAATTGCGCTCGCCGAGGTAGCAGCTCAGCGCGAAGACGAGCGCTCCGTCCAGATCGGCCCGGCGGACCGTCTGCGCCGTGAGCGCGATCACGCCCCGGTCACCCTGCCACCACGGCACGCCCGGCATACCGTGGAGATCGAACCACAGTAACGCATGGCCTTCGAGCCACTGCGGCTCGAAGCGGTCGTCAAGCATCGGCGGCGCGGTAACAGGCTCGACGCCCGCCCCCTGCCGGGTGACCTCGGCGAAGCTCTCGCAGCAGTAGGCAAACGTGATCAGTTGATGTCCTCCCAGGTTCCGACCTCGTGCATCGGAATCCAGAGCGAGGTTTGACCGTACAGACACACGCTATCCCCTTCCGTCGCGTTTTGTGCTCGTTGACCTGCCCCATCCGTCAGGTGCAGGATCGTGTCCCCGGCCGCCGCGTCCAACGTCAAACTGTAAGCCTCCCCAACGTACCAGCAGTAGCTCAGTCCCGCCGCCGCCGTCGGTAGCGTGTGCGTGGTAGCCTCACCTGCCCCGGTCGTGATGATGAGCGAGCCGGAGTCCGCAGCCTGAACAGTGTAGTCTGCGCTCTGACTGATGACGTTGGTACGGTACAAGAGTTCACCGTTGACGAACACATCGCCGTCGGTGCTGTTGGAAATCGTCTCGCTGTTTTCCAGCGTGATCGAGCCATTGTCCACGACCAGGCTGTCCACGGTCACCGCCCCGTCCACGTTCAACGTCGAATCACAATCGACGGCCCCGGTGATATTCACACTGTCCGTAACTGTCACCGCGCCGGTGCCACTGGATATATTGCCATCCACATCCAGCGTGCTGTTGAGCGTTGTCGCGCCGTCCACATCCAGCGTGCTGTTCAACGTCGCAGCCCCGCTCACATCAACGGTGTCGGTGAACACGCCAGCGTTAGCGGTCAGTGTATCCGATATTGTCAAGTCGTTCTCGATCGTCGTATCGGAACACCCCCACGACGCCGTCCCATTCACCGTCAAATTGCCCGTGATTGTCTGATTCCCATTGATCGTTCCCCCGGCCAAACCCACGGTCGCACCAGACTGCACGTCCATCGTCGCACCCGATTGGACCTCGATCTCCCCGCCGCTGGCGACGACCAACTTGTCGCCTCCCTGCTCAGTGTAAACGTTGGTCTGATACCCGCTGCGCGGGACGGGCTCCTCCTCCGGCGTGGCCAGCGCGAAGACGAGCCCCGCGACCAGCAACAGCGCCACTCCTACCCCCACCGCCATCTGCACATTCTTGTTCTCAAACATCTCTTCCTCCTGCTGTGATAATTGACCTTATCCGACCTACACCACCGGCAATAACGTGCACCGGCAAAACACGTGTAACGGAGGATGCTTCACATCCTCGTAATTGAGCCGCAATACCGCGTCCTCGACGCGGAACTGATCGCCCACCCGAAAGAGGGTGTCGCCCGTGGGCCACTTGCGCCCGTGAAGCGCATTGCAAAACGCGCACACCCGGTCATCGAGCGCGGTCCACCACTGGAGCTCGCGCACTTCGGCGACCTGGTAGGCCGCCAGGCTGCCCGCGTTCTCGGAGCGGATCGTCTCGGTCCGCGCGATCATCTCCGAGCGGAGGACTTCCCATCCCTCGTAGAGGGTCTGGAGCTGGCCCATGAATTCGAGCGTGCCCCATCCCTCGGAGTGCGCCAACGCAACAGTCCGCGCCAGCGCGTCGCGGGTGACCCCCTGATGCCGTTCGACGAACTGAAACGCGTAGTCCTCGACGAATTCCAGCACCTGCGGGCGGGTGAGCGCGAAGTCCACCCCCAACTCGACCGCCCACTCGTCGGCCCACTCCTCCGTCAATCCCTGAAACAACGGAATGAACCCGGCCCGCCAATCGCCCTCGCGGCTCTCCAACACGTCCTTGATTGTTAATTCGATCCGCTGCCAGTCGGGCGCGGCTTTCTCTCGCAGCTCCCGCACCAGCGCGCGGTGCTCAGCCTCGAACTGTCCCGCCGCCGTCTCGCCGAACTGTTGCTCCCAGGACCTGGCGACCGGGTCCTGGACCTTCTCCCAGAGCCTGAGTCCGGCCGCGTCCCAGTCCTCGCGGAGCTGATCAACCCAGCCGGCGGCCATTCCCTGCCATCGCCTGTCTCACCAGGTCGTACATCCGACCCACCGGCGGGTAGGCCGCGAAGTCCTTCCCGTCGTCGCCCGGCGCCGGCGCCGCCTTCCCCTGACCCTGCTCGTACATCCCCAGGCTGACCAGGTAAACGTCGCCACGCGGGTCCGGCTCCAGGCCAATCGCGGCGCGGTACTCGTTGCGCGTCATCGCGCCGGATAGGAACGCCGCCCGCGAGCGTTCGGCGCGCGCGTTGACGTCCTCCCGCAGCGCCAGGACCTGGTCGAAGTCCCAGCGATACAGATCCGCGGTGGGTTTGTAGCCGAAGTCGGGTGCGAGATGCATATTCATCCGCGCGGCAATCCGACGATAGATCGGCGACAGGGTATCTTCCCACGCGATGCGCCGCGCCTCGCTGATATTCGAATACGTCGCGTGCTTCAGGCCCGCCATCGCCCCGACAAGGACGGGTGGCCACTTGAAGATCATCGCGATGCGGGACTCGGTCAGATCGGTCAGATCCGGCATCCCCATGTCCTTCTGGCTCAGCCCGAGCTGCTCGTACTCGGTGTCGGCGTCGAGTACAGCGACGTCATGGCGGCCCGACTGGCTACTGAAGCGAGCGCGCCATAGCGCCCGCACGCGGTCGGCCTCGGCCTGCTCGACCTGGCGCTTGAATTTGAGCAGGCCCTGGGGGACGGCCGCGTTCTCGAAAAACGCGTTGACGTAATCCGTGGCTTGATTATCGCGATCCACTGCCCGGGCCGCGACGGCCATCGGGGCCAAGCCCATGTACGGATTCAACGGATGCGGGTACTTGAATTGAATGATGTCGCGCGGATCAATCGGGATTTCGCGACCGTCGTCGAGCCGGTAGCGCCACTCGCGGATGAAGGTCTTCGGGTCGGGGATGGGCCGCATCCGGCCGGGCGTGATGGGCCACAGCTCGACGGGAATCCCGGCCTGGTTACGCACCTTCTGGAAGAACGCGTTGCCCGCCAGGCACAGGTAGACCAGCGTCAACTCCCACAGCTCGAACTCGGTCATGGCCGGGTTGCGCATGAGCAGCGTGCGGGCCGAATGGTTGGGCTTCTCCTCATCGCCGTCATAGACGCGCAGGATCGGCTCGGCCGCGCTCTCGGCGATGTCGGAGATGACGGCGTACACGACCTCGTTGGTCATATAGCCCTCGCTGGCGGCCGCCTTGAACGAGAAACCGCTCGATAGCGTGTGCTGTCGCCAGGTGCTCACGGCGCTGTAGGCGGTCACGTTGTCCGAGCCCGCCGCCTTCTGCCCGGCCAGCGCCTGGAGCGCCGTCCCGAGGCGGTAGAGAAATGGAAGCCGATCGCTCATAGATTGATTGTCCGTGTGCTCACCTTGTCCGCGGACAAGTGAACTTATCCGCGCTACGCGACGCCCCAACTGGGTGTCGCCAGTTTGTTGAACGCGCCGCTCGACCCGTCCACCTGGTCATCGTTCGTGCCGTTCGGGAACGCGGTCATCTCGGCGATGTACGCACCGTTCCACGCGCCCCGCACCAGTCGCACGTTCCCCGCCTCACACTGAGCCGCGTAGGGCTCGGCGCGGACCGCCTTGTCGCCGGTGGCCCGCTCGACGTGGACGTCGAATCCGGCCAAATTGCGGACCGTCGCCTCCGCTGAGTCCTTGCCCGACGAGCCGGGCTCCTGCTCGACCCAGATCGTGACGTGTCCCCGCGCCCGGTCCAGTTCCGCCGTCTGGCGGATGACCTTCTCGCGCGCGCCGGAGCTCCACTGGCCCCGCACGACGTCCTCGACGTAGTAACGCCCCTCGGCCCGGGCCATCAGCACACCGGCAGTGTAGTCGCCGCCGCCCGCCGTGGCCGCCTTGTCCCAGTAGCGGACGCGGGTCGCCTCGGTCGGGCTGGCGTCCACGATGGGAAACCAGTCGCGCTTGAACCGGTTGCCCTCGGGCTGGATGGGGCTGGCCTGGTACTCGGCCATCCACACCATCGAGCCCACGTCGCGTCGGATCTCGGCCAGCGACGCCTCGCTGAACCGCAGCGGACACAGCGCCTGGCCCGGCTCGCGCCCCACCGGATCGCCCACCCCGACGGGCAACCCCAGGCGGCGATGCTGCTCGTCGCGCTGCTTTTGCGTCTCGGCCAGCGCCGGGAGCCGGAGCACGGTCCACTCGTCGCCCTGCTCGGCCAGGAGCCTGCCGGCGAGATCGTCCTCGTGCCAGCGCGTCATAATGAGCACGATGGCCCCGTTCTCCCAGATGCGGGTGCGGAAGGTGGCCCGGTACCAGTCCCATACCGTGTTTCGAATCGTTCGGGACTGAGCCTGCTTCCAGTTCTCGAACGGGTCGTCAATGATGCCGAGCTGGGCTCCGTGGCCGGTGATCGGTCCGCCGACGCCGGCGGCGAGCACCCCACCCCGCCGCCCGGCGATGCGCCAGTAGTCCACGGCCCGGCTGGACCGATCCGTCCGCACATCTGAATAGAGCGTCTCGAATGCGGGCGACTCGATCAGCGCCCGCGCCTCGCGGCTCTTGGCGTAGGCCAGCGAGGCCGCGTAGCTGCACAGGATGACCGGGTCATCGGGCCGGTGCGCGAGCCAGAACGGCGGGAGCCGCACGCTGGCGAGCTCCGATTTGCCGTGCTGGGGTGGGGCCCAGATCATCAGGCGGGTGAGTTCCCCGCCGACAACCCGCTCGAGCGTGGCCGCGATCAGCGCGTGCGCCGCCTCGGGGCGGTATTGCGGGTATGTGTAGGTGGTAAAGTCCAGCAGGCGCTCACGCGCCAGTGTTCGCGACGCCAACTCCTTCACCGGATCGTCCGGCGATAATCGCGCGTAGTTGTTCATCGGTCAGACTGCTGTAATCCATCGCCACGTCGTCAAGATTGGAGACCTCGACCGGAAACGCGACGGGCCGGGGCGAGTCCGGCTCGGCCAGGCCAATCAGCTCGATGGCGGCCCGGATGCGGTCGTTGCCCCGCTGTCCCTCGCTGGCCATCACCGCGGCCAAGGCCGCCGGGGCCTGGGCTGCGTAACGGGCGACGCTCTTCCGCCGATCGCGCCGGTAGTGCGCTTCGAGCGCGGCGGTCTCCTCGTCGGCCCATTCCATCGCGCGTTGGTAGCAGGCCTCGAACGCCTCGGCCAGGAGCGGATCGTGCTGCCATTTCTGATACCAGACCCGCTCGGTGCATACGTCCTCCTGCGAGAAGATGGGGGCCAGCGGCTGTTGGTTGGCCTTGGCAAAGGCGAGCTTGATGACCGTGCTGCGCTTCTTCGCCGCGTGGCGTCCCACGATGCGGGCGAGCAGGATGCGGATGTCGTCGGTCATCCACTCGCGCGCTTCCTCCGGTACTTCCCATCGTCTACTCACCGCTGACTCACCGCTGACAATCCTCGTTATCCGTCCTACTCACCGATTTGACACTTGCCCATTTTTGTTGTATAATGTAGATAAATCTGCAATCAGGAGGGCACTATGAATCACGTTGCGTTCATTCGACCCGACGTCGCTGCCAAGATCAGACGCGGGTCGAAGACAATCGAGTCCCGCCTCTCCCGGAATCGGCCACCCGCCTGGCAAGTTGAGGCGGGTGATTGCATTCTGTTCAAGGAGACGGGCGGCGAGATCACGCTCCAGGCCACCGTCGCACAGGTGCACCGTTTCGACGCTCTACGTCCGTGCGACATCGAGGCCCTGGCCGATCTGTTCAGCCCGGCGATGGACACCAGTCCTGCCAATCCGTACTGGTCGCGCAAAGCCCGCAGCCGGTACGCCGTATTCATC